ATGAAGACACCAGTATCAAAATGTCATCCTTCGGGAATCATTTCCGCATGCTTCGCTATTCTTTGCGGCCTGCTGTTCATGCAGCAGCTTGAAGCACAGGAGTATATCACAACCATCAGTGACTGGACCAATGTGTATCACGGGACATCCACTGAGTACCTAAACATTCCGTATGATGTGCCTGAAGGGTCAAATGATTACCGTTTGCTGGTCATGGCAGTGTCGGTTACACGGGCCTCGCTTTCCGGCTTTAGCTGTACAACGCCCCAGTATGGTCTGAAATCGTTCACGCATATCAATTCCGATCTGAGCGTTCCAAATTTTCAGTCAACTGCATTGTTTTATCTGAAGGAATCAGAGCTGGATCAGGCTGTGAATAATGTGTTAAGGATAAGGATTACCTCTTCGGCATTGTATAATCGCCAAAACGAAATGTGCAAATTTCTAAAACGAAATGCGATTTTTTACACACATTCGTATTTTTTTCAACTGGGCGTCAGAACATACCTACCAGATATTACTTTTGTGTCGCAACATCACTTATCTTCATAATATGGCTTATGTTTCCCAACATAGAGCCCGGCCTTGGGGGAAACCCCTGGATAAGTGATGTTGCAATCCTGTCCTGCCGGGCTCTCCTCTTTTATATTGGGTAGTTTGCTGTAAGCACCTCGATCTTTGTCGGTCTTACCGCCTTCTTTGATGCTGCCACAGGCATTTTGAAGCATCGCTGGTACCAACCGTACTCTTTACAGTATTCATCAATAACGGCTTGTGGATAGTTACTCAGAAGGAACTTACCCTTCACTTGGGTTAAGGTCTTCAGTAACTGCTCCAGATCATCAACCGTATACCCGGCATAATGTGCCTGATCGGTATTTGGATAAGGTGGATCAAGGTAGTGGAAGGAACCAGGAGTATCAAACGTTCTGATCACCGAAATGGCATCCCTGCATTCGACTTGGGTATACTCCAGTCGTAGAGCGAGGTCCTCGGTGAATTGGATCTTCTTATTCCTTACTTTAATTGCCATGCTCCCCTTTTTGCGGTCGTAGCCCCAGGAATTTGATAGCTGGGAACTGAACCCTTGTGTTGCCAGAACCCAAACGGCCCATGCCCTTTTCACCTGATCATGAGGCTTAGGGTCACTATATATTGCCCAGGCTTGTGCGTGCATCTTACGGGAATGAAGTGTGCTTTTGACGAGCTCCTTTATCGCTTGGTATTGTGTTTTGACCACAATGTAGAAGTTGATCAACTCTTCGTTAAGGTCGTTGATTACCTCAACTTTTGCCGGTTTTTTGGCCCAGTATACTGCTGCGCCACCACAGAAGGGTTCGTCATAAAGGTGATGCTCCGGAATGAGAGGCAAGATATGCCTGAGCATCTTTTGTTTGCCCCCGTAGTAACTGATCGGGGTAGTCAGATTTTTGTCCATTTTAAAAGAGGTTTAAGGGTTGTTAAATTGCTTATGTCCCCATCCTCCTTACATAAAAAATGGGTTACCCTGGACAGATAACCCATTTTGCTTCGGTGAATTTGTGTCAGTTCTGCAGGATCTGAATTGTACCAGATGCCGGGATGGCGTTAAGGAGCATCTCCATGGCCGCCGCTGACTCATCGACGAAGGTATAGGGGTAGGTGTTGATGACAGCACCATAGATTACTCCACCACGTGGGATTAAATCAAGGTGAGATTCACCAATGCCATACGTTATAATACCGACATCGGGGACCGAGACCGTAATACCGTTCTGTCCCTTGGTGAACTCATACGTACCCGGAGGAACACAGATATTCGGTTTGTGAGGGTTGAACTGCGAGTTTGTTTTCGGGCATTCGTATACAAACCAGATCTTGTCTATTACACCGAGTGCAACAAGGGATCCGGAAGTGTACCGAAGGCTGCTTCCTGATCGCAGCAACTGCAGGGTTGTGGACATTGTCTTGACTTGAGGAGTGCTGACATTGTCCGGGACTTTGGTCTCTTTCTGGCATGACATTGTAGCGATGGCCAGAATCATTAAGAAAACAATTTGTTTCATGGGTTTATGGGTTTAGGGTTAATGGTTTATACCGAACCAGATGGCATTTCCTGCTGGAGGCGGATTGCCACTACATTGTTGGAACACCCATCCGGAGTTTCCAGAGACATTGGTCGAATTAGCTCCAGCCCACCAAGTAGCACCACCAGATGCTGTGCAGTCCTTTATCGAGAGGTAGTCGGTGCATACCGTACCAGAGGATTTTGACAGAGTGAAGGCGGAACCGGCTGATGCGCTGACAAGGGTGATTAAATTCCCTGCCGATCCCGTCATCTTCAATCCGCCTGTGATGGTCTGTGTTATCCCATTAGTGAATTTGAGGTACTCTCCGCCGCGGGTCGCCCTGAGGGTGTCAAAGGTGCCTGCAGAGATAATATTGACTGAGTTGCTGGACGACGTGGATTGGTTATCCAGGTAGAGTTCGAAAATTGACTTGGATATTGAAATCGTAACAGGTCCGATGACCGTACCTGTTGTTTTTATTATTCCATCATTCTTGGTGATAGTACCAGCTGAGATTTCAAGGATACCTCCGGTGGTTCCGGTGATGCTTATTGTCCCGGCAAGTGACACGGTGGGAGAACCTGCATTGACAAAGAAGGAAGTCAGTGAGTGCGAGGCATTGGCAAAATTGAGAGTTGCCGTGCCAATGACATATAGGCCGCCGCTGCAGATCATCGCATCGGTGGTTGTATAGGTTCCCCGATAAAATATCGTGTTGTTGCCCGAGGAGTTCAGGTTTGTGGTGTTGCAGGTGATATTATGGCTGCCCACCCCGTAGAAATCCAGTGAGCTATTGACAGTCATGGCCATCCCGGATTTCAGTATCCAGTCCTTATAACCCTCAGTGGCAACTGAAAGTGTAAGGTTCAGATTAGCTGGTGCTGCTGAAAAATCAAGTTTCCCAATTCGGTAGCAGTCAGCTGTAACGGTACCTGTTCCGGAGTTTGCGTTGAAAATACATGTGTCATGGCAAATAGGAACTGAGGCGCCGGAGGATCCTCCTGAAGAGGACGACCACTCACCTGTTGATGACCAGTTACCGGCATCTCCTACCCAGTAACGTTTAACAGGTGTTGAGAATGTAATATTCGAATTCCCACCAGCATCTCCTGTCGATGTACCACCTGTCCATGTTACGGAACCTGCGCCGGTAATATCTCGCATATCTGTATTAGTCCATGAGGTGAGAGATCCATTGCAGGTGATAGTTCTTGCTGTCCCGAGCGTATTCGAAACAATGAATAATCGGTTGGCTGCTGCATCATAGCCGGTTAACTTAACATTGCTTGAAACCGTCTGATTCGCTGCCAGGATCACCTTTTTAAATCCAGTGGCTGCAGGCTCGATCTCAAGGTAGGTATAGGTATTTGCACCGTTGATGGTGAAACCTGATGTTCCGAGTCCGGTAAACCTGACTTTATAGAATGTCTCACCATCACCTGTAAACGAAGTAGAGGCTCCGGAAATAAGTATTGTTGAAGTACTCTCTGTTAGTGTCCCTGAATGATCTGAGAAATCCAAGGCAGTTGTTCCAGTAATCTCAAGAGTGCCGGATCCCAGGTTGACTGTCCCGGATGAAGTAATAGAAAATATCTCCGTCGTCAGGTTAAAACCATTCAGATTGATTGCCCCGGAGGTAGTCAGGTACACCCCCTTGCCAGATGCCGAGGTAAAGTTGTCTATGAGCTTGAGTGTACCTGCATCCCAACGCATACTTGGCATGGATTTTCCGTTTGTCGTGACACTTACAGTAACGTTAGCGCCACATAGGAAGTCGCTGCTCCAGGTAATTGTCATTGCTGATACGATTACCAGCCTGCCTGTTTTAAAAAATGAGATGTTTCCAGAGCCGGCGAATGTGCCAGTAAAACCTGTACAGACCATCGCTGCAATGACTACTGCTCCAGACTTTGTAATAGTGACATTCCCACTGTTGGCATCGAAAAAAACAGTATCACTTGTGGATGGCACACTGGCGCCACCAGATCCCCCAGAAGTTGTCGCCCATTTGGTTCCTGCAGTGGTGTTCCATGTATTTGTACCACCAACCCAATACCGAGAAGCTCCAGTGAGCATCAACGGGCATAAGAGAAGTGCAATCAGAAGCCTGTTCATTTTACTGAAAGTTTAAACCAGCCATACCATACCATGTTGAGCCGTCATAGAAGAAGGTGATAATATCAACTGAGGAGCTCGTCTGGGTCAGTGTCGGCGCCGTTCCTCCCGGCCACTTGATTGGAACATCTGTCCAGTCGATTGCATATGTCGTGGTATTAGCTGCGTGGACTATCTTCATTGTAAGGTGCGCTGGACCCGACGGTGCCGTAAAAGCAAGGGTTGTGATATCGGCCCCCAGGGTGACTATCTGAAGGTTTCCAGTCTTCCAGTTGATAGTTGTCGAAGCAGCTGCGGCATTTGAAGGAATGGCATCATAGTAAACCTGGTTGGTAAATTGAGTGGAGTCCATTCGAATTCCCCCAGATCCATTGGGATCGACATTAATTATACCATTACTCGTACTGGTAAGTGTACCCCCACCGGTCAACGTAAAGTCTCCATTGATAGCCTGGTTCCCCGACATGTCAAGGGTCATCTGTGTGCCTGCCCCTGTGGTACATTTTATCAGGTTACCACCGATGCTTCCTGAAGTTGATGAGGACTCATTTATCGTAAGCATATCACGGGTCAGATTTGCACTCCCACCAATAGCCCTGCCAATCTCAAAAGCTTCACTGCTTGGATTGGTCCCTGTGTTTATTTGAAAGAATGCACCGGCTCTGTATAACTCTGATTGCCCATATATGGCATTTCCATTAACAGATTTCCCATACAAGCCATACCCGTATGTGACATCTCCTGAAACCCCTGCAAAACTTAAAACGTCCGTGGTGGTGCCAGAAACTCCCACATACTTACCGGTACCCCCAATTGCTGTTGAGAAACTACCACCTATTGATGATGCTTGAATAGCGTAATTGGTGTTGGCGTTATCGGTGCCGGAATGAGTTGCGTACAAAGCAGAACCTGAGGATGATGTGGAGTAGCTTTTACTAAGGGCCAGCGTTGTTTCTCCATCAGTGGTGTTTGTAATTGACTGCCGGCCAGAGATTGTAAGAGCATGACCGTCAAATGTCAAATCTGCATCGCCCTCGATGGCATCAGTAGCTGTAAAGATTGCCAACCGGTTGTCGGCTTCGCTGGCCGAGGTCACGTAACCGGCTGAGGCATGATTACCCCAGCCATACGCGGTGTTCCAGTTGGATGAGTTATCTGTGATCGTAGAAGCAGTTGCCACTCCACCAGTAACAGTTGCCTTCATCAAACCAGTTGTTAACCCACCAATGTTCTCCTCAGCAGACAGGCTGCTCTCCGCCTGGGAAGTCCAGACCTTGGCACCGGTTGATACATGGGAGGATGTAGAGTGTGTGTATGCAGATCCCCAGTTCGTCTGCTCGGTAGTTGTCGGGATCACATATCCGCTGGTCAGGGATAAGGTAGCCGTTCCACCGATGACTTGCCTGGTGTTATCAAACTCCAGCCCAGTGATGTTTTCAGTCAGGTTCCCTGTTGTCAGCGGCGCCTGATAATCTGTGCCGGCCACAGCAGCTGACAGTACTCCTGAAGTCGCCTTTAAAAGGCCATTCAAAGTGGTTTTAACTGTATCCTGGCCTTTCCAATATCGCGAATTGTAAAATGTAGTGCCAGTAAGTCCCATACCGTAACCAGCTGAATAGGTGGTGTTGTTATCAGGAGGAACAGCCCAGGTCTTGTCTGCACGCAAATAGTACGTAGATCCGGCAGAATTGCTTCCGGGGACCAGACCTGCATCTGTCGAGGATGTTGAGAATTCCGGCAGGGTTGTACCGGTACCTCCCCCGGATATCCCCAATGATCTGGTGGATGGAGTGTATGATAGGTTTTGTATCTCATTGGTGGTACTTCCATCAACCTCCGAGGTCAGGTAGTTTCCCTTTGGCTGATATTCATGAGAAGCCCTTGTCCTGGATAATACGACGGCACTGGCAGTATCAAGAGACACAGTGCCGGTTGTTGTAATAGGTCCTCCTGACAATCCCAGCCCGGTTGCGACATTGGTGACAGTACCAGATCCGCCGATCGCTCCCCAGGTGGTAGTACCATCACCATTTGATTTGAGAAATTCTCCGCTATTGCCTCTGGTGGTCGGAGTAGTAAACGAGGAGGACCCACTGTTGATCATCAGCTTATCGAAGTACCCAAACGCAACATGGTCATTGTACTTACCCAGTGAGTCAATTCCGTTTACAGAGTTAATTGTCGTGCCGGTATTGATAATATTCACAGGATTTGACTGAACCCCGAGGGTCAGATACTTTCCGGCCCCGCAGTATATTAAGACATCATCTTCGGAACTCAAAATCAGATGCTGTGTTGCACCGTTGGCATCTATGCTTATGGTACCATCTGTGGTACCCCAGTTAAAGTTCCCAGCTGTTGAGGTGAAATTAATATTCCCGGCATTCGTCTGTAACCAGGCTCCCGGTGAGTTAATAGTATAGGTGCCATACATGGATTCAGTTCCTGTTGTGTTTACCTTACCTGTATCTGCCGCTGAGAATGCTGTTGTATCCCTCCATTTTGCAGTTGAATTATCCCAGTAGATCACATTTTTGTCAGCCTTGCCCGTTGTCAATACATTACTGAGACCATCCAGTGTATGGTTATGCGAAGTTGTTGAGTAGCTTCCCGACAGATCGGGGATGTCAGCTGTTACCAGGCTTCTGAATCGCGGCTTTCCCGCCCCCCCTGATGCCGGGCCTGCCAATACCTTATTCGGGAGGGTGTCTTGCCATGAAAGCCCGAAGGAACCATTGGTTGTTATGGGCGAACCCGTAACTAAAATTTGTGGGATCCCTGTGGCAAGGAGTCCTACCGATGAAACAGCTGTTTGCCATGACGGATTACCATCTGATGAATAGAGGTACTTATAGCCAGTAGAATTCTTGGCCAGCCTCACCCAGTCGGTTCCATTGAAATACATGATATCTCCTGCCGCCTCTGAAGCAAGCGATATATCAGTTCCGTCAACAGCGTTGTCGGCTACCGTTGTACTTATGGTTGTTGCTCCGGTTCCTGTCACATCCCCGGAAAGTGTGATATTCTGATTCGAAACCAGGTAGTCCGTTCCGGCCACAGCGGTAGACAATTTCCCTGTTCCGTTGGTAACCTTGACTAACCCCGTTGACAAAGCAGTATTGATGGTGTCAATACTCTTTTGGTATAGCGTATTATTGATTGTGGTTCCAGTTATTCCGATCCTGTAACCTGCAGACACAGGCGCCTGGTAGTCATTACCTGCTGACGCAGCCGACAACACACCAGAGGTTGCTTTTAAAATGCCATTTAAGCTGGTTTTAACGGTATCCTGGTACTTCCAGTATCTTGAATTAAAGAAAGTACTCCCGCTCAAGCCAAGACCGTAACCAGCCTGGTAGGTCGAGGAACTCAGGATCGTATCTCTCCATTTCGATGTAGTGGGATCCCAGTAGAGAATACTGTACAGACCCTTACCCAGGGTGTTGACATTTGAGAGGCTGTCCAGGTAGTGGCTATGAGAGGATCCGGAGTAGTTGGTATCGATCCTCATGAGTCCCCAATATAAATGCCCTGCCTGGTTGGACAAGTATCCTGAGGCAGCGATCTTCCCGGTAAGCAGTCGGACGGCAGGAGTTGTCAATCGGGATGTGCTGACCGGGTTGTAATTGGGAACATCCTGCCCGCGGGCTGCACATACGATAATGACAAAGAGCAATAATAACAATCGTTTCATGAGAAAAGCTTTTCTGTGTTTATGGAGATATCCACGCTGGCATCATTCCAGTCGGCTGATGAGATTGCCAGTCCTACGATCTGATCTGTGTTCAGGGCGATATTCACAGTCAGGGTAATTATTGAGTTGCCTTCGATCGTCTCATTGAATAACTCTCCGAGGTCATTCATGGCATCGATGGCTACCTGAACAGGGTTCGCTGTCGTGTTGCGCACTGAGATGGTCTTGATCAGGTGGTGCTGGGGAATGGCATGCTCATATTCAACATTCTCCGTGACATTCAATGCCAGGAAGTTGTACGGCAGCATTACAACAGTGGGGCCCCAGTTATCCCCGTTCCAGACCAGGACATCCCCGGCGTTATTGCCCGGCATTACTATATTCATGCCCAGGCGAAGGTTGATCAGTGTGGTAGTTCCGGCCATCGTCTTAGGGTTTAAGATTCGTCACCGCCAGGGACAGGGGTTCCTCCGATGACAGGAAGGGTAAACAGGATGGTATCATCAAAGTCCAGGTAGAACTGGAAGGTGATATAGTTCTCAGCTACCAGGCTTGCTCCGGAAACGTACATATCTCCGTTCTTCTTAACCTTCAGTATCCCTGGTGCCACACTGCCGTTGAAAAAGAACCCTACAAGGTCGCTCGATGGCCTTAATCCCTGGGGCAACACCCCTATCTTTCCTGTGGCAACCTCAGCCAGGAAAGCTGCCTGCACCAGGCAACCGTTGATGCTGTTTTTTTGGATGCTGATACCATCAAAGGCAGTGGCTGCAGAGAACTGCTGTTGGTAAGCAATCGAGGTGACACTTTTAAGTACAGCCAATTCTGAGATGCTGTCCTGAATGAAAGCCACCTGACCATCACTTAATGACAGCAGCCTGGTGAAGTCCAGTCCTTCCTCGGGCAACTCGGCTGTTGTGATCAGAGAGTACTGACGGATATCATAGACATCATTTTCCGATGTATCCTGGAACACCCGGTTCTCCTGGGTGGTAAAGTCGGGCACAAGGTACAGATAAGGGCTCAGCTGTGCGAAAGACACTGCCGGAACGTAGAATACCTCGTTTTCAACGAAGATGTATCCCTCGGTATAATTGATGGTACCTCCTTCGTAATCCACCTCAAAGCCTTTGATTATGCAAGATGTCTCACCATTGAGAAGGGAGAGGATCACCGATGAAAGGGCATCGCGGTAATCATCCTGGATCATTACGAAATCATCCAGGCGCAGGGGCATGCCGCCGCCTATGTTTCTGAGTCGTTTCATTCGAACAGTTGAATTATAAAGTGTTTGCCGGGTAATTTGTACTTCTGGACGATGGCCCCGATGATTGGTGTCTCAGCCTGGAGCGCTTCAGGGACGTTTACAACAAAATCAATGACCACCTCATCCTGGTTATTCCAGATGAAAGAATCCGACTGGTCAAGGTAGAACTCCTCATGCTCTGCCTCATTATCGGTCGGGTATATCCATGGACCCAGGTAAGTGCCGTCGCTGATATATATCTCCGTGGTGCCATATCGGTTATTGAGCAAATACTCCAGGCAGATGATCTGCGGGGTCATCTTGATTTCTTTCAGCGTCAGATCCCAGAACTGGTACAGGCTCTCCAACAGCATTGCCAGGTACGAAACAAAGGCTTTGTTCCAGGCGATAACCCTGGAATATCTCAGCCCGTGAGGAAGCAGGATCTGAACGGTCTTAAATAGGGAGAACCTTGGTTGTAACATAATCCCGCATTGTTATATCGCTATCGTTCACGTTCAAAGTAAAGTACCCGCTTACCGACTCCGCCTGCATGTTCACGGCAGCGTAATTGCCTCCCGCGGGCTTGTGGTACAGCTGTGAGATCTTCACATCGACAACACCTTCAGCTGCCTGTATGGCATCCTGCAATCTTGAAACACGGAGTATCCCGTCGAACTCGAGGTTACGGCAGAAGGTATCAATGGCAAGATTAACCGGGTTGATCGAGTTATCCCTGATGAGGTTGTTGTTTGCATCCAGTACAAGGCGATCTCTTACGATCTCCATTGTAACCTTGATGATATCGGCAGCCAGAGAGACAATCTCCACTTTTACTCCGGCATCCCTCCATTTGGCCCAGAACTCTTCAAAGAGGGTTTTCTCCTGGGCTGTGAGAGGGGTCATCACATCATCCACCTCCTTGGCAACTTTAATAAGGACCTTACCGTTCTTTTCAGCTGCAGCTGCATATTTGATGATCCGGCTGTTTGGATCGTCATTGTCATAGGTGAACACATCATCGATCCTTACCAGTGGATAACCGTACTGGTACTTTTTGGACTCATTGGCATACCAGGTAAGGGTATGAGGTTTGGTGGTTGCCAGTAATTCAGCCACATCAGCCTTGCACTGGTCGAATAGTTTCTCCACCATCCAGGACCCGACAGCCATGATCCACAGCCACAGTCTCCAGATAGCTACCTTGGATCCGCTGCGCACATCAATCTTCAATTGCTGGGAGTTATCCAAGATGGTGCCCTGCAGGTTCGGGTCAATGATATAATCATGCAGCTCCTGCATGGAAGCCTTCGCAACACAAAGGCTGTCATAGATCTCTGTTATTGACCGGCTCATAGACGGAAAATGATTTCGTTGATAATGCCATCGGAGTCCTCGGGCAGGATGATCCGGCCACGGACGTAGTTACTCTGCAGCTCGAAGATGTTGAAGGAATGTGACTCGGCATTGGGATCCAGTGTGTATACTGATCCCGGGATCAGGTCATAGTTGATGCCGTCCAGCGACTGATCCAGGCAGATCTGCACCAGGTTGCTGGTGATCCCTTCATAGATGATCTGTATGGTGAGCTTATCAACCAGGTTCCACAGGCGGATCCCGTCGAATGCTTTCTGTCCGTCAGAGAGGTCATAAAAGAGCTTCTGACGGTAGTAGATAATCTCCTCAGGGGTGAGTACCACTTCCTCTCCTAATCCTGATGTGGGCACAATCCCGTTGCGCTCATAGTAATCCACCACCTCCTGTGATATTACGTCGTCCGGCACCAGCACTTCGGTAGAGGCCGGAATGGCCATATCAAGCCTTAAGAAAGGATTCAGGGCCAGGATGGCAAAGACCCCTTCTACCGATCCCATCGCCTGCAGGGCGATGTCGTATAGGGTCTGGTTCTCGTGTGCGATGATGGTTCTCACTTGACTGAAATATTTAGTACTGAACTGTCTTCAATGCTCAGGCTTTCGAGCGACTTGTTATCCATCTCCATGGAGATGGCCACCTCACGTTTCAGACTCAGGGAATCTGACTTTGATTTGATGCGACGGATCAGGTTCGGACCCAGAAGGGGTGATTGCTTGAACTCTCCTTTGTAACTCTGAAGGATGAGGGTCACCTCCTGGTCAAAAGTCTCTGCAATCACAAGGTCACCCTTGACCACTGCCACATCGCCCGTATCACTCAAAAGGAAGTCACTTGCCATGGCTGATCTTGTTATTCTCGATATCGGATACTTTGGTCAGCTGAAGGACCTGGGCGAACCAGGAACCGGCTGCTGCCTTGAGAGCGGCACCACCGTCCTGAGTGACCGGTACCCAGGTGGTAAAAACCTGCTTCAGGGCGTTGATGTCCTGTTCAATGGCATTGATCCGCTCTACATTTTTATCTACAATGACAAGCCCCCCGCACCCATCGCCGTTGATTGTCATGGTTCCATCTTTCTTTATTTGCACCTTAAATCCCGATTGAAGGCTGATTAAATAGTCCTTAACTTCCTCACACCAGATAATGAATGCAGCCTCCCCGTTATGAGAAGTCAGGCCAAGCAGAACACGGGTACCGATAACCGGTTTCTGAATGATACTGCCAAGACCCAGCAGTACATCAAAATATTCAAGGGAGGTGAGGGAGTCCTTACACACCGCTGTCGACTGTTGTTCATCCACGCTCTCCACCGTGGCCCAGGCAAAGGGCACAGGTATCATGTCCTCGACGATCTTGCGTACGGCAGCCCTTATCTGTTCCTTTTCGGTCACAGTGCCCTCCTTCCCAGGGTGATCTCCCTTCTGATAGTGGCCTCGGCAAACGTGAGTTGGGTAGCGTCAACGTAGTATCTGCCCGAGCGGTCCGGGTAATCCTCATCCAGAAGCTCCACCTTCTGCCCATGGCAAACCAGGGGAATACCAAAAGCAGTAAATGTCCCGGCAAAGCCATCCTTCTTCATCTGTGTGTAATGATCATTTGCTAACTTCTGAAGTGTGGCAGTATCGGTGATGTTGTAATGTACAAATCGGCTTTCTTCTCCGTCCGGGTCTCCGGCGTTAACTTTAACGGTTTTCCCGCCAGGCAGGTAGCTGACCACCTCGATCTTCAGTCGCATGTCGTCAGCATTGCGGAAGCTTAAATTGGTATCTGATACGATGTTGCGCTTAAACCCGAATTTGACAGGCGGAACCGTGGTGTCATCCGTGTAGATCTTACCCACCACCAGGGTCTTTCCTTTGAAATAGGAATAGATCTTCTGCTTGTCTTTGAGCATCTGAAGGACAGCTGCAGCAGTGGTGTTCTGAAGGCGTACAGCACCCAGTGTGATATCGGCACAGTCTGTTGTGTAGCCAGGGGCAATATCCGAAATGAGCTGTATAAGGCTTACTGACTTATAAGACTTGTTTACCTTGAGGTATTTAAGGCGGATCATCTCATCCTCGCAGCGGATCACCACGGGAACGGTTGCCGATACCTCTGAAATGTACCCGGTGAACTCCTCTACCAGTTCGCCGTTATACCCCAGTCGGATGATCACAGGATCATCTCTGCGAAGCAGTGTACGCACACCACCGGCAAAGTCGCTGATGTTATGAGGAAGAACAATCTCGGCTGTATCTGTCAGAGAAGACCAGGAGGACTCGATCTTGCAGCTGGTGATACGCCGTATCTCTATCTCCGCCCGGGACGGGGTGGCAGGGAAGATAAGCTGTGAACACATGGCCAGGTACATGATCAGGGGTTTCATTTAATGATGAGTTCAACCGGTGTTACGCTGCTGCAGCTCATCGTGTAGGATAGCACGCGGGGCTTTCCCATGTTGGGCTGAAAGCTGATATCGTTTATTTTCAGTGAGTAAATTCCTTTGACGGTAAACAGATCTCCTTTGACCTTTATGGCATCCACCAGGTTCTCAAACTCCAGCAGCCGCTTGTGCTGTTTTAAGAAGGTGTCTGCGCCATGCGGATGCTGTGGCTCATCCAGGCACAGCCCCGATATATCGACCTGCCAGTCCCCGATGGCATAGGTCTCTGTTACCACACCGGTGCCACCGCCGAGCGGGGTCTCAGTGGATCGTTTCTGGCGTCGGAAGGAAACCATGGATGCCAGCGGAAGCCGGAAATCCTCCAGTGTGACTTTGGCTATGGTGCCCTCATGATAGATCTGATACTGGCCGCCTTCAAAAACGACAGGAAAGAACACCGGTGTTCCCAGGTAACATTTCTCGGTGAGAAGGTCATCATGGGATAGTATCTGCACCTCAGGGTAGTTCTCCAGCAGCTGCCTCTCAGTCTTCAAGATAGAAAATCCGGGATAGAATAACAGTTTCCCGCTTGTCCCGTGAAAGCCGCGTATCAGATCCGGTATGTTGTATTTGAGTTCCATTTAACTGATGGTGACTGCTGCGTCGCTTGCGGCATCAACAATTAAGGAAGCCAGCTCCTGCTTTACCTTTTCTGCCTTGTCCTTTACCCCGCTGGCAAAAGTGTTATACATGTTCACCGTAAGGTTCATCACAATGGACTTGGTCCCGGAGACCGATGCAGCTGATCCGGACACATCCGCTGTGACAGAGTCCCCGGTCTTAGTCGGGGTGGCGGACTCCTTCACATAATCAGTTGGCTTCTTGGCCGGCTTTTCAGCTGCGGCTTTTTCTACATCGCTGTCATCCACCTTGACTTCTACCTCCGTTGATCCGAATCCCAGGAAAGATGTAATCGAGTTCCACACTCCTTTGATCTTGTCCCACATCTTTTTGAACCAGTTGATCACGCTCTGGAATATCTCCTTGACTTTCTCTTTGAATCCTGGGAATACACGATCGATCAGGTCTATCACGAACCTGAAAGGGTTGTGTTCCCACATCCACTTACCCATTTTTGCCAGGAACGCTTTCACCTGGTCCCAGTACTTAATCAGTCCGTACACAGCAGCTCCAATGGCGAGTATTCCCAGCACGATCAGCCCGATAGGGTTTGCGTTCATGGCGATATTCAGACCCCACTGAGCTGCTGTGGCGCTGATCAGCGAAATGATGAATGCACCTACTCCCTGGATCGCTGTTAAAATGAACCTGCCGGAGAGTTTCAAAAGATTAAATCCGGCTATGAGTGCCTGTTTGGCAAAGTTACCCGTAAGCACCAGTGCCCTGGCCATCGCGCCCGAGAAACCGGTACCTGAGGCTGCAGTCATCAGGAGTTTTGTGTGCAGCATCTGGAGTTTGATTGCAGTTATCGTAAATCCAATACCCAGCAGGCTGAGCACAGTGATAATACTTCCTCCTATCACCAAGAATCTGGCAAGGAATGGGTGAGCTTTCATAAAAGAACCAACCGATTCCATTACCCTTGAAGCAAGGCCAAGAAAACTGTCTGCTGCAGGCTTTAGTATTGAAACCACTCCATCCATCGCGTTACTCAGGTTGTTCTTAAAAGCCTGAGCTTTGGATTCTGTAGTCTGCGACATGATCCCGAATGCCTGACTTATCGTGCCGGAACTTTGAGCAATCTCAGATGTCTTCCTGATGAAATCATCCTTTACCGAACCAATAACTGGTAGCAGTCCTTTCATGGCCTCTGCGGAACCGAAGAGCGTGGCGTAGATGTTCTCAGCCAGCATGCCGTTACTCCGGGCAAAAGACTCAACCGAAGGCTTGAGATTGTTGAGAAAAGGGATAAGTCCACCTGATGCTTTTACTGCTGCTGCATCAAACTGAAATCCCATTTTCTTTGCCACTTCAGTAGCCTCAGAAGTAGGCTTTATCAGTGCTGTCATCACAGCGTTAAGCTGAGTGCTTACGGTGGCAGTGTTACCTGATACACCGGTCAGGGTAGCAAAAGAACCAAGGAGTTCATCTATTGATATCCCCAACTGGGATGCAGATCCTGCAACCAAAGGGAGGTACTCACCCAGTTCCTGAAATTGCGTCTTACCCAGCTGGGCAGCACGTTGTATTTTATCCTGAACCAGCAGGGTATCGTCCCAGGACAATTTATAGTTCTTGATGACCGTCGCTGTCACTCCGACCACCTGCTTCAGATCAGCCACGCTGCCGACGGCTGTCCTTGAGGAACTCTCCAGAAAGCTGACCCAGTTCTTTTCGGGTACTCCGTTGGAGAATACTTCATACAATCCGTCTGCCAGTTCCTTCTTGGCAATAGGCACCACAGATGCAATTTTCTTGACCTGGTCCGTTAATCCCTTGAACTGTTCTGCTCCCTGTCCGCTCATGGTGTTTGCTCTTGCCATGGCGCTTTCAAAAGCAAGGCTTCCAGATGCAAGCACCCCGAAGGCTGCTGCACCGGCGGCGATCTTTACAAAAGACGAGGTGAGGGCGGAGCTCTTCTTTTCCAACCGGTCATACTGGTCGGTAAGCTCCTTCACTTTAAGCACGGCGCTGCCACTCACTGTGGTGATCTTCTTCATCGGCCCGGTGACCAGGTCGGTGAGTTTAAGGATCCAGTTGGTAGTTTTGTCAGCCATTGTCGTTTTTGAATGCTTTGCTTATTCCGTATGCCACAGCGTTGGCGATGAGTTCGAACAGTTCCTTGCGGAAGTATATGATCTGCTGGTAGGTTTTGGCGTACTCCTCATCTGAGAGTTCCTCCGGGTTTATATGAAGATGCCCTCGGATGAGGGCATCAATCTTTTGGAAGACGTCCTGATCATCCTCCCGGGATATTTCAGCCTGGGCTACCTGGTGCGAAAAGTCGCTTTTTTTTTCTCGATCAGCTGACCGATTGCCTCCAGCACCGCGTAATAGATGCTGTCCTCTCCGTCAACTGCATCAAGGTAGATCATGTCTCCTCCCAGCACGCAGTTTTTAATCATCAGGTTGTTGGCACGGTCCAGCTCATTGGCGCTGGCCAGCTTGGCCATCTCGGTGACGATCATCCGGGTGGGCCTGCGCAGGTAGAAGGTAGCCACTTTGTCCGACAGCTCATCGCTGACCGGCACATCGATGATCTCGACTTTTCCGTGACGCTCTTCCCACTCGCGGATCATCTCCGCCGTCACATCCTGGGCATTCTGATATTCTTTGTTCATATAAAGGGGGTATAAGGGTTACACGTTCCAGTCGATGTGGGAGATCTTCAGCTCATACTTCATGATCACCTTCCCGTCGCCCTGTTTGATGGAGCGACCGGATCCCATGATCCTCACATTATTCAGTACGTCGATGGTCTGCACGTCAGAAAGACCGTACACCACCGGGATGGCAGGGATCAGCACATCCTGGATGCGCGTACCCTTGGGCAGAGACCGCAGCAGTGCGATGTGCTCCTCCATCAGCACCGAAATAGATCCTTTGGCCGAGTAGTTTCCCTGGCTTTCACCCACGGGCATGTTACCGGCGCCGTATTCGTTGTTGATCTCCATGGAGTCTTCGTACTCCAGCTCGGTGATCCCGTCCACATCACGGCCCATCATGTTGAAGGTGACTGCCCCCCAACCCATCAGGGTCCCGAATTTGTTGATGATATTGGTATTCATGGTTAAATGGAATTTGCTAATCCAATGGGGATGTTGATTTGATAGATGATCCCGTCGATCACCACGCGGGCGTTGACCACCAGGGGCACATCCTTGGAGGGTGACTGTTCGGGATCAATGTACACTTCCACGCCGGATACCTCGTTGTCGACAACCATCAGCTCGAGCTTCTTGCGGGCCAGCTGCGTCCATGAGGCAACCACTGTCGGCATGGGATAGCCGGTTTCAGGATCCTTCTTGTAGATGCCTTTCATCTTGGGCAGCAGGGACTGGCGAAGGTAGCGGGCTGCCTTGTTCCAGGTACGGTTGCGTTCGATGGTAGCGTAGTCGCTTGCCACGTCGGTACAGGTGGGGGATTCGTTGAAGAACACCCCGTCGTACCCGGCATAGCTTCCGGCGTAGATATACCCTTTGTCGGTGATGGTCTGCTGGTCGGTCATCGACAGGGTGGAGAACTTGGCCCCCGATGACAGTGCGGCGCTCATCCACCTTCCGGTGGCTGCCACGCTCAGTGAGTAATTCTCATTGCCCTTCTTTGCGTCTGGTTTGTTGATGATGTCCACCGACCCCAGGCATTCGTTGATCTTGCGTATGGCAAGGTTGCCCAGTGCCGTTCCCACCGCTGCGGTCTTTTCGTACAGGGCATCCAGTGCCTGAATGACAGGGTCGGCGGCGATTACCACGGCCACATTCTCGCTGTCCATGGTGGTGAGGTCCTTCAGGTCGGCAAAGGTGCCGTTGACCTCACGGCCTTCCAGCAGCACGCAGTCCAGGTAGATGAACTGTTCCTTGAGTGCTACCACGGTAGCCTGTGCCTTGGGGATGGCTGCCAGCACATCGGAGTCCAGCCCGTCTTCCAAAGTGGCCACATAGTCGTCGGCAGGATTCAGTACAACGCCCACCACCTTGATCTCACGCCGGGTGGCCTCGTCCTGCATCAGTGCTAACAGGGCGCCCACCCCGACAGGGTCGTTGGTGCCTTCCGGATCACAGATGTCCTGCATGGCAGTGCCCTGGGGCACCAGCATCAGGAACAATGTGCCCGAGGGGCAGTAGTTGAAAAACTCATCGACATGGTATTTGACCAACACCTTGTTGTTGGCGTCATAGGCGTCGTCGATGCCATAGGCCTCAAGGTCGCTGGCCTGCTTGAGCTCAACGATCTGGCCTAAGTCGATCATATCTTCTACGGCCACCCCGCCTGCGATCAGGGCAAAAGTCTTGTCGGTGTTCTTTTCTCTGCCGCCAAGCTGGCCGGTAAGTTTCTGCGGATTTGGTCCTTTAAACATGGTTGTATGTTGTTACTGGTTTGACTTTGCCAGAGCTTCCGTGATGGCAGCGGTCAGGGTCGGACTGCTGCGCAATTCCGAAACCACCTGCTTCTTGCCCTGCCCGATCCTGGAATCCCCGAAGGAATAGAAGTTGCCGGCTTTCTTGACGATCTGCATCTCAACAGCCTTGTCCAGCAGTTCCATCAGGGCTTCATCCTTCTCTTCGTCCATCTCAGAGGGTTGGTCAGAGGGCCCCTGGGTCTTGTCCGTGGCCGGAGCAGTCTGGGGTACAACGGTCTTTTTCTTCCCGCCCAGTACATCATCCCGTTCCAGGATATGGACCGTCAGGGGCTTCACTCCGCCGGCGTCGCGGGCGTGCATCTCAGCTGAATTCTTAGCCCTGGAAAGAAAGATCTGGCCGTCGAGGGTACAATACAGGATCTGCTCTTTGGGATTGTTGAGGAAGATCTGCCTTGCGCGGCTTTTCAGATCATCCAGCGAATATGTCTTTTTCATGGTTATCGTTGAATTTGGTTATCAATAATCTTCTTTGTCCGGCGCCTTGTATTTTGGCTCCGCAGTCAGCACCTTGTCCTGGGAGTTGGAAAAGACATTCTTGATCAGGTAAGCCAGCCCGGCACCGATTGAATAAAGTACGATAGGCCGGAAGAACACCCATGTAAACAGGATAGTGCCTTCCTGAATGGCATTGTACAGGCAGGTGATCAGGGCAGTAAGGACGGCTACCAGGAACCCTTTGAGCACGTCTGCCACATTGATCTTAAAAAGGCTGGTTGACAGGCTCCCTCCGGGAATCAAGAAAAGGTTCTTCAGCAGATACGCCAGCCCGGCTCCGAAGGAGTACAGCAGAATGGGTTTGAAAAACAACCAGGTCAGGTCAAGCCCTCCGTTCTGGATGGCATTATAACAACCGGTGATCAGGGCCGTGAGGACGGCCACCAGGAAACCTTTGAAAATGTCGTAAGCGTTGATCTTGTTCATGGCGATTGAAAGTTAATCATGAGGTATTTTAAAACGTGACCCGAAGGCGCGGATGATGATCATAAACAACAGCACGATCCAGGTCAGGGCTCCTGTCAGTCCAAGGAACCACATATACCCGGGGATGTATTTCACCTCTATGGGCTGTGGCACCTTTACCGTGTTGACGATCCTTTCGGTTTTCACTTCCCGGTCTTTCAGAATGGCATGGATCCTTGCGGAGTCGCATTTGCAGTCGACACGGAGCTTATTGGAGCGGATGATAATGCGTGGCTTCTCTGCCTGTTTCCCTTCAGATGATTCCAGCAGCATGGCAAGGGCTACCTGGTAGTTGCTGTCACATTCCAGCATGGCCTCAAGCCAGGATGAATCCGGGGGAAGCACGATGATGGAATCCCTGGGGACTTCAACGGTGGTCACCCTGCTTGAATCGACAGTCACCGTGGTGGGCGGAAACCTGCGGGCACAACGCTCTTTGGTAATACAGCCTGTCACCACAGAAGTGATGATCAGGGCGGCCAGGGTCATATATGCTATGCCCCTTCTCATAAGGCGTCGTAGGTGTTTTGTACCCGGCGCAGCCAGCCTTTCAGGTACTTATTAAAGACCGGTTTAACCCGGGTCAGATCATGGTAGAAGTCCTCGCGGGCCTGCTTGTAATGAAGAGCGGCGGAAGGATCGGCCATGGAAGCAGCAAGGGTGATGGGCCCGATAACCCCGTCCTGGTCAACATGCAGTATGCGCTGCAGCAGGCGGACAGCCGTGCGGCTCCCGGCGTTGACAGCGTGATCGAATACCTGCAGGGCCAGCTGCTCAGAGGGGATCATCTCCACCTTCAGCGGGTGGTAGAAGTAATCGTAATAAGCCATCCGGGCGATGTCCGGGGTCAGTATCCTAACGTCCTCGATGTCGATATCCCCGTCATGGTCCAGGTCGAAGTCTTTGAGCTCGCCCGTGCCTTTGAGGAACCTTAAGGAGATGCCATAGTTCGTAGCTCCGCCAGGGTCGTCCTTATCATTGACAAAGCCGCCTTCATGCTGAAGGATCACGGGGATGAACTTTTTGAATCTCTCGGTCATGGCTTGTTACAATTTAGGCAGGTATCCTGGCGGTGTTCGAGTGTCTTGGTCCTTAGGCTCAGATCGGTGATCTTCTTATCCTGGTCGCGGGTCTGTTTATGCAACGCTCCAAGCCTTTCCCCGTGTTTGATGACTGTCTCCGACACATGTACCAGGTTTGAGTTGATCTGCTTGAGCTCATCCACAATGCGGTTCATCCACTTGCGGATGAAATACCATACAGCCAGTACACATAGTGATATCACCGTCCTGTATGCCCAAACTTCAAATTCACTCATCCTTTTACATTTTGCTGTGGAAGAGAGGCTACCGGGCCGATTTGCCTTTCACCTCTCTTGTGGCAGCAGCGCGGATATCCGCTCATCATCGGGGTGGTTTTTGTAGCGTCGGGGAGATTCGAACTCCCGGCCTGCAGGGTATGAACCTGCCGAGCTGACCGCTGCTCTACGACGCACTTTTGGGAGAAGGGACCGTTACCGGTCCCAGAGCTTAAACTTGGAATACGTCAGCCGTGACTTCTGAGCGGTGGTGTTGGCGTCAAACTGCAGACGGAGGAACCTATAATACTGTGCGGTCGAGTTCTGCGTGTATTTGATCGTCGTATCGGAAGAGGAGCCGTGCCAGGTGACCGATGTAATGTTAGTCCAGGTATCCGTTGAGAATACCTTGCCCTGCAGCGATGCAACCACCAGCGGGGCGCCGGAGACCTTGGTCAGTTTGACGGCAACATTGTACTTTACCGGCATGGCCTTGTTCAGGTCATAGTCGACAGTGTACAGGGTGTCGTTGTCGGTGATGGTGTCCCGGGTGGAGAAGGTGATATCCTGGTAGTACTGATCGGACTTCAGGGAGCAGATCTTATCCTGCGCGAAACCGGACAAAACAACCAGGAACAGGAGGGTGACAGACAAGATGAACTTTTTCATGGGTTGAAAAATTGGGTTTTGAGTGATTGAAACTATGCGGAAGCGGAGATGATGGCTCCGAAACCGGTGACCTTCTTGGGGATTGACAGAAAGTGCATGGTGAAGGACACCTCGCTCTGTTTCATCCTGGGCTGGGTCAGGGCGTCGGAGTAGTACATCTGTACGGTACCCCTGGCCTTCATGGCGTTGGGTGCATAGAAGGCGATGGATGACTTCATCTGACCTTCTTCTACGGCGCCGTCGTATGCGACCTTGGCTCCATCAGCATAGCGCACAGCGTAGTTGTTGTGGTAAATAGAGAAGCCGTACATGTCACCGATCTTGCCGGATTTGATGTCGTGGTACTGCTTCTCGAAGGTCTGGTCAACCAGGCGAAGGTCGGCCACATGCTCGGAGGAAAGCACCAGGGTGCATCCGTCCTGGGGAACGCCCAGGTCGTCCAGCTTCTCGCGAAGCAAGATCAGATCCTTGGGGATGAGCATCAGGCGTCCGTCGCGTGCATCGCCGGAGGTCTGCAGCACAGGGGTCTCGTCGGTATCCTCGGTCGGGGCAAAGGAGTGAAGGGCCAGCTTCAGAGCAGCCATACGCAGGGCCACCTTGTGACGATCCAGCACGGATCCTTTCTTGTCATAAGGCAGGGCATAGAGTTCGTCGTCGGTGATGATGGTCACCTCGGTCTCCATCTTGCGCAGGAATACACGCTTGCCTTCGTCCTCCCTCTGTGCGGCGTCGAGAGGATAGACGCTGTTGTCGATGAGCACGCCGGGATCTGCACCGATCTCATTCATGTCGATGGCGTTGTTGCCCACCATCGCTGAATAGTCGGGAACGCCGGCCAGAAAGTCCTCGTTCAGATTATCGAATCCTTTGATCAACTCAGCGATAAAGGCCGATCTTAAAACTACGTTTGCCATTGGTATTGGTGATTGTTGGTGAAAAAATGAATTCCTGATTACTCGGTATAGTCAGTACCGTAGTGTTCTTTGAACAGCCGCTTGAAGGTCGACAGGTCGTCCTTGGCCATGGTGATCAGACTCTGGGGGTCCTTGTCCATGTAGTCCTGGTACTTCCACTGGGAGCGGTCCTCGACCTGGTTGGCGCCTGTTTCGATCTGTCCGGATACCTTGGCGGCTGCCGGGCTGGCTTTGATGATGGCTTCCACGGCGGCGAAGTCCTTGCTGGCAAGGTTCTCCAGGTGCTCTCTCTGGGCAGGAAGTACCTTGCGGTCTTCGATGGCCTTGTCAAGAAGTGCCTTGATCTTCTCCTTCTGGTGCTCCTGCTGCAGTGTTTCCAGCTGCTGTTTGTACTCATCAGCCTTGTCTGCTTTTGCCTTCAGAGTTGAGAGGGCTGCCATAACTTCTGCTTCAGTCACCGACTCCGTAAGGGCGAGAGCGACTGCGATAGCTTTGATATTCATGTCGGGTGTATTTTGGTTTTTGGTTAAAGGGAACTCCATTAATGCCTTGGGCAGGTTCTTATATTGGTAGGCCTTAACAGCCTGGATGGTATCATCGTCGATCTGGTCTTCCTCATCAGATATGGTGTCGATGAACCCCAGCTGTTTGGCCTCCTGGGAACCCATCCAGAAATCAGTCAGCCACAGCTGATCGATCTGCTGGGCAGTCTTGCCGGTCTTCTTCACATAAGCCTCCCGGTACACGTCGGTGAGGGTCTTGAGCATCTTCACATCAGATTCCAGCTGGTCCATATTGCCTTCGGTATACACCATCGGTTTGTGGATCATGAAAAGCCCGTTGGTGGGCATGGAGAAGCTGGAGCAGTGTACCGCAATATATGAGGCTGCACTGGCTACCAGGGCCCCGCCGTTGCCGGTGATCGTTCCGGGGAACTTGCGGATGATGTTGACGATCTCGTTGGCTTCGATACAGCTGCCGCCCTCACTTTTAATATAGAGCTCCACATCGCGGATACCCTGGGCGATAAGGTCATTGACCTTGATCTCAAAATCCTCGGAGTTATTCCTCCAGTCTGAGATGCGGCCAACGATCCGTATGAGGGCTTTGCCGTTCTGCGCTATGGCTGAGATTGTCAGTGTCTTACTCATGGTTGGTTGCGGCTGTCGGGGCGTATTTTCCCCGTGACCGGATTGCAAAGATGATCGGCGAAAACTCTTTGTGCAAATCCTGAAAACATGGCAGCAGTAAGAGTCCCTGCGATGAAACGACACACTGCCACCATGTCCTGTTTATTTTTCTTACCCTCAGTTTTACCCCATTTTTGTACCTATGAGCAAAGACAAAGAAAAACGCCTTGCCCGGGTTTTGTACATAGACCAGGGCAAAACAGCCAAAGAGGTGGCCCAGATCGTCGACGTTCAGGAGAAGACCGTGGGAGCCTGGGTGAGAGAAGAAGGATGGAAGGCCATCCGGGATGCCAAGCAGAACTCCCCGGACATGATGGTCATCAACATCAAGGATCTGTTGCGTAACCTGGCAGAGGAGCGTATGTTGATAGATTCCGACACAACGCTGGATGAGGCTCAAAAGAGTAAGCGCAAGGCCAATATTGCCGATGAGGTATCCAAATGGACCAAGGTGATGACTGCGGCCCAGAAGGAGATGCAGATCCCGCTGGGGACTTATCTTAAGGTCATGGATCAGGTCTTTGATGCCATCCGTGATGAACACCCTGAGTTGTATCTGAAGCTCATCGATTTTCAGGAGAAGCATATCCACCGGGTAGCCGCAAAATACCAGTAAGCATGGCTTCGCAGAGACAAGTCGATAACCAGATCAAAGACCGCTACCTTGAGAAACTCCGGCTGATCGCCCAGAGCGGGCATATCAACCCCTTTGAGAGCGACCACGACAGAGAGCTTCGTATCGACAGGGCCCGACGGGATATCGCCTACTGCGTCCAGTATTACTTCCCTCATTACTGTAGTTCTCCCAGCGCGGCCTTCCAGCAGCAGCTGGCCCGCCGGATCAAAAAGGACCCTACCCTGAAGGCCCTGGTGCGCTGGGGCCGGGGATTGGCCAAAAGTGTCTGGTGCGACATCTTCATCCCCTTCTGGCTTCACCTCAACGGCGAGGACGTGTACCTGGTGCTGATCGGTAATAACGAACGTAAGGGCCAGCAGCTTCTCTCTGACCTGCAGGCTGAGTTCGAGGCCAACCCGGCCATACTGCACGACTTCGGCGAACAGATCACCCAGGGCAGCTGGGAGGATGGATACTTCATCACCCGAAGCGGCTTCATCGGTCAGGCCCTGGGCATGGGTCAGTCGCCACGCGGACTGCGGTACAAGAACCGCCGTCCCACCCTGTGCGTGTGTGATGACCTGGATGATAAAGACATCGTCAAAAATCCCCGCCGTATCGATGAGGCAGCCACCTGGATTGAGCAGGACCTGGTCCCCACCATGGACGGACCTGTGCGCAGACTCCTGGTGCCTAACAACCGCTATGCCCCCAAGACGATACAGTCCACCCTTCAGGAGCGCCATCCCGGATGGCTGCTGCATGAGGTGGCAGCCTATGATACCGACTTCCTTCCTGCCTGGCCCCAGAAATACCCCAGGGATTATTATGTACAACTGGAGCGGGAGATAGGACGACTGGCAGCACAGGCTGAGTACAATAACCGCCCGCATGTGGCAGGAAAGATATTCAAAGACGACCAGATCCAGTGGGTACAGCTTCCCCGGCTGAACCAGTTCAAGCATATCATTGGCCACTGGGATGTGGCATATTCCGGCAACAACGATTATAACGCCGTTAAGGTATGGGGTACCTATGAGCGAAACTTCTATCACATCAAAGCATTTTGCCGCCAGTGCAAGATGAAGGCGGCCATAGAATGGATGATGGATTATGAGGAGTCATTGCCGGATACGGTAAAAGTGCACTGGCAGTTCGAGTCCCAGTTCTGGAATGAGACCGTGCTGCAGACCATCCAGGAGGTGGAGAAAGCCTACGGGCGTTCTCTGTCAATCATCCGGGTGGAAGTGCCCAAATACAAAAAGTATGACCGGATCATCACCCTGCAGCCTCTCTACCAGAACAGCCGGGTGTACTACAATATCAAGGAGCGCGGAAACAACGACATGCTGGAGGGTATCAACCAGCTCAAAGGCATCGAGCCAGGGTACAACACCCATGACGACGGTCCGGATGCCGACCAGCAGGCCATCGACCGGCTGATGCGCTTTGTCAAATCTGACGGATTCGTACCTGAGCTGGGTTATGACCGCCGTCCTTATGAAGTACTTTAAAACGAGAAGAACATGACCTACGCCTTTTTAACCGACACCGACATACACACCTTCATCCGGGAGGAATTCAAGAACGGACTGACTTCATCCGTCTCCGGGCAGCCGGCATCGGCTTTCATTCTTCTCTCGGAGCAGACTGCCATTATCCAGATCAAGAACAAGCTGCGCGACCGCTACAAGGTCGAGGAGATCTTTTCGATCCCGGATCCATGGGATGAATCCGCTGAATACCAGGTTGGAGCCCTGGTCACCAAGGGGGATAAGTTCTTTGCGGCCATTCTGGAGAACACCGGAGTGGACCCCGATCCTGCCCCGCCAGAAGAACCGGACCCGGAAGAGCCTCCTGCAGAGCCCGAAGAGCCTGTGGATCCTTCCTGGGAGATCTCCGATCCGAGGAATTCATTTATCGTGATGATCACCTCTGACATCATGCTCTACCACCTGCATGCACGGCTCTCGCCCAGGGCAGTATCAGATTTCAGGGTGAAACGCTATGAGGATGCCCTCTCCTGGCTGGACCAGGTGAAGGACGGACTGGAGAACCCTGACCTGCCCTTGCTGGATGATGAAGATGATCCGGAATTGAATTTCGGGTTTGACCAACAGACCAGGGACCATTATTATTGAGATTGTTTAATTGCTGCTTAAGTTCACCGTAAATCAACGATAATACAAAACTTCATGCCCACTGCCACCAATAAAAGAAACCCCGTCAAAACGCCACAAAAGCCCAAATCCGCCACCCCTGACAGGATCATCAGGGTAGAAGCCAAGGGGGCCCCGTCCCAGAGTGTATCCAAGGTAATAGAACCCATTGAGTTCTCACCCAAGCCCAAGGAGCTGCGCGACTGGCAACAGGCTATCACCATCGCCGGTGCAAAGATGAACCCCACCAGGTACCTGCTCATCGATCTGTATCTGAACCTGATCAACGACAACCACCTGTTCTCGGTCATGGAGTCAAGGATCCTGCGGGTGATCCGGTCCAAGTTTAAGATCGTTGATGAGAAGACTCAGAAGGAAGACCTGGAAAAGACAGCCCTGTTGCAGAAACCCTGGTTCGACAAATACATGCGCGAGGCGATGATGTCGGTGTTCTTTGGAACCACTGTGCTTGAGATCTCTGAACTGGACGAGGAAGGGATGATCCGCACCATCACGTCCATTCCCCGCCAGAACATCAAGCCTCTGAGCGGGCTGATCGTTAAGAACTACTCCGATGACAAAGGATGGAACTACAAGGATCCTCCCCTGGCAGCTTACTACATCCAGGTGGGTGAGGACAATGACCTGGGACTGATCTCCCGGATCGGGCCCACGGTGATCTACAAAAAGTATTGCATGGGTGCCTGGAGCCATTATGTGGAGAAATACGGCATCCCTTTTCGCTGGATCATCACAGACTCCAGCGATCCCAAACGCCTGCAGGCCCTGAATTCAATGATGGAGGCCTGGGCCGGGGCCGGATACGCCATCCTCCAGAACGGGGAGACGCTGGAGACCCTCACCGTAAACTCCTCTCAGCACAACATCTTCGATGACTTCATCCGCCGTGTGAACTCAGAGATCTCAAAAGCGATCCTGGGACAGGACGGCACCACCGACAACAAGGATGCCACCGGTACCTACGGAAGCATCAAGGTATTGATGGACGTGGCTAACGACCGGCACTCTGCCGACCGGCAGATGATCAAAAACAACATCAACCATGAGTTGCTGCCACGCCTGATCGAGAACTTCGCTTATCCTCTGGCAGGGTATCACTTCGACTGGGACGACTCCCAGGAGATGGACCGTGCCGACTTCATCACCGCGGTGAAAGACCTGGCCTCGATGTTCGAGCTTGATCCTTTGCAGATCACCGAAAAGACCGGCATCAACATCCTCTCTGTCAAGAAGCAGTCCACTCCCCAGCTCCCGGCCCAGGGTGAAGATCCGGAAGATGACCCGGAGCCTGAGCCTGAACCACCGGTGCCCCCCAAGCCGCCTCAAAAAAAAAAGCCCTCAAATCTGAACCTTAGGCTGCCCGACTACCCGGCAGGTGATCCCCGGCCCCTGGCGCTGGATCAGCAGGATATCGCCTCCATCGAAGAGCAGGTATTGCTCGGGGTATTCAATAACTCCCGGTTATTCGATCCGGAGTATTACCGCTATCTTGCCCGCGAGCTCACCGCTGGCCTTCTGCAGGGATGGAACAGCCATCCGTTCGAATACTCCGACATGGACCACTCGGTGCTCACGATGATGGAGGCCAACATCTTTCGTTTCTCCGCTGCCAAAGACATGGCCCTGCTGCAGCAGCTCAATGAGCTGATCACCGATGCTACCACTTTCGATGACTTCAAAAAGAAAGCCGAGCCCCTGCTCAAGAGTTTTAACCTCAGCTACATGAGGACAGAGTTCGACACTGCCGTCGGCACGGGGATCAATGCAGCCCGCTACCGGGAGCAGCTCAGCCAGTCAGATGTGCTTAAATACTGGAAATACCAGACAGCCGGTGACAACAGGGTCAGGGAATCGCACCAGGCCCTGGACGGGAAGATACTGCCGGCCAATGATGCTGCATGGAATACGATCTACCCGCCCAACGGCTGGCACTGCCGCTGCGAGGTCATCGCCATATCAGAACCAGGTAAAGGAGAAAAGGTGGCCAATGGCGACAATGTCATTCAACTCCTGCAGACATCCAATGTCGATCAGCACGGCAACTCAGAGCTGGACCGTATGATTAAATCCGGATTCGGGATCAACCGGGGTAACCTTGCCCTGGTGTTCAACGAGAACCAGGTTTACATCAAAGGGTTTGATGCCCGGTTCAACATCAATGATATGTACGGGGATGAGAATGAGGAACACTCCTGGGAAAACCTGCCGAAGCATTCTTTTACCTCAAGGAGTTCCACTTTGCAGAATAACGAACAGGCTGCCGAGTGGTTCCGTCAGAAGGCAATGGATAAGAAGTACCTGGTGATGGAGGATTATCAGGGTCGTCCTATCAGGCTGACAGAACAGACCTTTAAGAGGCATTTCAATGATCAGCAGGAGTATAAAGATCGTTATCAACTTCTGGAGTTCATGCCTGAGGTTCTCAAAAACCCTGATGAGGTTTGGGTAACAGGACGGGGTGGGGCAAGCGGGTTCACACATTCCTATGTGAAGTTCTATCAGGATGACATGCTGATTGTGGTAACCGACTCAATGAGTAATACTCCTGTAAGAGTTAAAACAATAATGGATGTGAAAGGCGATCAGTTCCGCAGGGGATTGCTGATAAAAAAATATACCGGTCAGGGTTAGGGCGCCTATGGACTTATTTGGATGCCAATGCCCAGGTCTTGGGATTGCCCGCCAGTGGCAACTGGGGATCTTAGTGTCTCTCTGACCGGTACACTTGTTGCAAAGATAACATAAATTATGCCAGTAACATCGATCCGGATACCAAATTTTGACAAGGCTTCAAAAGAAGTTCGGAAGCTCTATGCCAGGGTGTTGCCAATTAAGATAGCCTCTGAAGCGGAGCAGCACTTCAAGAACTCCTTCCGCAACCAGGGGTTTACCGACTCCCAGCTCAAGCCATGGAAACGGACCAAGTCAGGAAAGCGCTCCACCTTCAACCGCTCCGTGGGTGTTTTGATCCAAAGCGGCAACCTGAAACGCTCGATCCGTACAGTTCAGAAACGGGACGGGGTCATCGTCATCACTGCCGGCAACCAGCATGTGCCCTATGCAAAGATTCACAACGAAGGTGGAAGGATCACCCGTACAGTCACCGTCCGACAACACAAACGCCGCATTGTGACCACCTCAAGGATAAGATCCACATCCCTTGCCACCCGCAGAACAACGGCCCGCAAGCAGCGTGTGGTCACAGGGTTCTGCACCGTGCGCTCCCATGCGCGTAAAATGAACACCGCAATTCCCAAACGTCAGTTTATGGGTGAAAGCCGCATGCTCAACGATACCATCAACCGTGTCATTATCCGTGAAATCAATGCCCTGGAAAGGGATTTATTCAACTCTTAAACGCAATTCAAATGAACGCAGACCAGGACTGGGTAGCAGCCTACATAGAAATCGCCGGGCTTATCATAGAGAACATACCTGAGATCAAGTTTGTCGACCTCTGGGCCCAGCAGGTGGACTCACCGGAGAATGAATACCCGTTCCCCGTACCGGCAGCTTTTATTGAAGTCAACTCCGACAAGATCGACGACCTGGCAGTCAACGCCCAGGCTATGAATATGGAGATCCGGATCTACCTTCTGTTTATCCCTTCGGAAGCCTCTCATGAAGGAGCCACCGGCCATGTCGATATCTCAAAGTTCGGAGAGATTCTTCGCAAGATATACCGCCTGCTGCAGGGTAAGGCCGGGGATAACTTCGGCCAGTGTACCCGTATTGCCCTTACCAGGGAACAGGCCCCGCCGTATGAATGGCTCTACTCACAGACCTTTACAACGATGATCCTGGATTACTCAGCCCAGAAAGCTTATGAGGAAGGGGAGTTGGAAGAGGTGCAGCCTGAAGAGGGAGGGATCCCGGAGTACAGCCAGGACAATTTCTACCGCCCGTAACCAGAAAATTGTATTTTTGGTTAATCTTTTATGTTTAACCAAAAATTGATCAAAATGGAACAAACGCCCAAACCTAAGAAGCCTTGGTACAAAAAAACCTGGGTAATCATTATCGGAGTGTTGGTGTTACTCTTCATACTTGCTGGACTTTTTGGACCAGATAATTCAAAGCAAACCAACTCAACAAACAAATCCGGCGCAGAGAAATCTCAGAAAGAATGGACAGAAGTCTACGTTTTCAAAGGAAACGGAATGAAGCAATCACCAGTTTTCGAATTATTTGGAGGGGAAGCCCGGCTGAGATATTCATATAAGGGAGCTGAAGGCCTTGGTGTTGGAGTATTTGGAGTGTATGTCGTTAATGAAGGTGATGATGTAATGAAATCTGGTGGAGCACCTGAAATTATGACATCCGCCGAGAAAGAAGAAAGCGAAAGCTATATTCATAAATCAGCTGGAAAGTATTACCTTAATGTAAACGCTCAAGGGGACTGGGTTGTAATAGTGGAAGAAAAAAAATGAAAAAAGGCCCGCCTTTCGGCGAGCCCTGCTTACGTTCCCAGCACAGAGCGCCTTTTAAGTGGTCAACTCCAGGGAAAGTTGTCGTTTGGAAGTCTTGAACTGGGTGTTCTCAACCCAGGAGAACCCGGGAAACATCACCTTCAGCTCGCTGATCTTCGGACGGGTGTTGAGCAACTCACTCAGGTAGTCGCTGCGCATGATCTCCCGCTGTATCGTTACCTCCGAGATGAAGAACTCATCATTCATCAGCGTCTCCAGCACCTTTTCGTACCGCCGCTCCCAGACCTCGGTCCAGTAATAGTAGCGGGCACACAAAGCCCTGTTGCGTATGCTGATCAGATGTTCACTCCGTCCTCTTCTCATGGGTAGAATTTAAGTTAATTGTTCCACAATTCTGCATTCAGGTAGGTCTCGGCGTATTTCTTATCGATGCCTGGCTTCAGATTCAACTCATACCGGTTGATGAAAGAATAGGCCTTCTGCTGGTCGGTGCGGCTCATGCGGTTCCACCGGGCCAGTGACTTCTTCTTAGAGGATCGCTCCTTCTCCCCGTAACGGTTCCAGAACATTTCAAAGGTCACCTCAGAAGGCAGCTCGGTGAGCCTGCCGGTGGTGGTGGTCTCGATCATGCGCTGGATATCCTCGATGTGGGAAGGGAGCTTGTGGGCGATGAAGTTCAGCTGCGTGGATGATAGCTCTGCACCGCGGGCATCGTAATGGGAGAGAAGGCCGTCTTCGTTGAAGGTCATGATAACCTCGCCTTTGAAGGCATCCGAGGTGAGGGAATATTGCTTACTCATCGGTCTTGGTTGTTAATACATGTTCAGCCATGCTCTCAAACTGGGTAACCAGGGTAGGCAGCTCCTTGTAAGAGTAATAGTTGAGCTTCTTGTGCAGGTACCCGTACTTCATCATCCAGGCATCCAGCCTCTCAAAATCCACCACGCTGCGCTGGTAACGCTCGTTCCACCGTGTCCAGCCTATGGTGTAACATAGAGATAGTATCCGCCGGCGCATCTGCTGGCCCTGTGGATCCACCCCTGCCTGGGAGTACTTTTCCGGTTTGGTCATCTGCTCCAGGTAACGGATCATCTCATCAGCCTCCAAATCCGAGAGCTCAGCGCTGTTGGTGGTGCGCCCCTGGGTGATGGTATGAACGATATCATGCCGCCATTCATGAGTGCCGCTCTCCTTCAGAAGGCCGTACAGCCTGCGGTGCCTGCCCGTGGTGTGGTTCATTCCGACAGTAGGTTAAAGTACTGGATGAACATTTGCTTGGCATACTTGGGATACATCGGGTCATACCTTGGAGCGGTCATGATGTTGTCCCATTCCCACTCCAGGGCCTGGTTGTCGGCATCGATAACCTCCTGGGGAAAAGGATAGGGGATGTTAAACCTCCCGGCAATGGCCTTCATCAGGTTGGCCTCGGCGTCTTTGTATCCTTCAATGCGGTACTTCACCGGCCTTGGCATGTCCAGCAGGTAGGCCTCGGCAGCATCGTGCAGCAAAGCGCACAGCTTCAGCTCAGGGGTGCGGATCATGTTGGCAACCATAATACAGTGCTCTGCCACCGAGTAGAAGCGCATCACGTGGCCACCGAAGCGGCAGAGGTTGGAAAGGGCATGGGCGATATCCACCAGGTCAATCTCCCGGGGATCAGGGTTCAGAGGATCGATGTACCTTCCGGTGAAGGTGCGGATCTTATCAGGCTCAAATTGGGTTTCTAAGAACATAGCGTTTGATTTGGAAGGTTACATCATCTCGTAGATCGTGGCATCCTTACGCGGTTTACTGACCGACTTCTTTACATCATCATGACACTCCTTACAGATTTTCTGAGAGTTGGAAGTAGGTTTGTACTCCTGGTTGCACATCACACATATCTTCATCTTGGGCTTCTCATCCAGCAACAGCTTTTCTCCGAAGATCCTGCGCGTCTGCATGCTCCTCACCGGCTTGTCGTTCATCATCATCAGCGCTGATTCCATATCAAGAACGTACATGATCTCACTCATGATCTGTACAAGTGCAAGGTTGGTGTCGGCCTCAATGCTCACCGTGGAGCTTCCCGGCCTCTGTATGGTGACTGTGGTCTTCATATAGAAGAGAAGTTGAGGTCAATGATCTCGTACTTTCCATCCTTATCCCGCTCCCAGATACGGAAGTATGTGCGCGATCCCGGCTTGCGGATACCTTCCTGAAGGATGTTAAGGGCGTCCTGGAACAAGGGGGCGCTGATCTTGCTGCGGTATTTCATCAGTTGGAACACCTTCTTGGCATCGATCCTTCCATGTGTGGTGGAGAAGGCATCAATAACCAGGTCTTTGACAAACTCCTGCTTGGCATCCAGGTTCTCTGTCAGAAACTGGTCAAGTTTCTCCTTGGCAGCCTTGATAGAGAGGTCATCGAAGTCGATGCGGTCGGAGATCGACACCTCTACTTTAACAGAGCGGTCGAAATTGAACCAGGTGAAGTTTCCTTTGCCATCGGTCTTGGACCTATACTCCTCCATGGCTTTGATGTACACCTCCTGGCAGAGACGTTCCATCAGGTATTTAAACTTAGTCAGCCGCGCGTTGACACGGCGGGCTTCTTTGACCAGGGTTCCGGCATGGCGCTCCCTCAGGCGGGCGCCCGTGAAGACGTACTGAACCGGCACCTTCTTGCCGGACTCGTCCGTCCAGTGATCATCTTTGATTTTCTGAATCATAATCGTAACATTTAAAGGGTGATTAAATATGGTTTGATTGGTATTATTCAGTGGGCAGGCTGCGGTGTTTTTCGCAGATCTGCTGGGTGGTGTGCATGTAGTTGTCGTGGATCTTGTTGTACACGATCTTGTCCGGGAAGAATTCCAGGTTGGCGTGCAGCTCCCGGTACTTCTGCTGCAGGATGCGCCGTACATTGTCGCGGTCGATGTTGCCGTGGTACTTGTTCCAGTATACCTCGTCAACCAAGGCCCATTGGTTGCGCCACCAGGCCCAGTACAGCGGCTCCAGCATAAAGGCGTCACTGATCTGCTCGTTATGGCATAGCTTGATGATATACCACGACCCGATCTCGAACATCATCTCGTTGACCTCGTTCTGCCCCATACCGGTAAGCCTGCGTACTTTTGCTGCCAGATCGTCGTGGCGGTCGGTGAGCAACTTCTTATAGGTTGTCTTTTCCATGATAGATAGGTATTAGAAATTACGTCTTTCGCGCCCTTCCTCCCATATCACAAAAGGCTTCCCTCCGCCATAACGACCGTCCGGGTAAGCAACGAATTGATCTACACGGATGATTACGTTGGCATCATACCGGATACTTTGTGCAATACGTCCGGCAGGCTGTTTCCCTTCTGCATGGGAGATGAATATGAATAACTTATCAGGGAACCGCTCCTTGAACTTTTTGTATGTAGTGTAGTTCATCCCTGAATATTGCAGAGAGTCAATTACAGTGATTCTTGGTGATCTCTGTTTTTCAAGTCTTATTAACAAATCTGCTACGGGTTCCCGATTAAGCACCCACATACGGCCTTCAACTTCCATCATATTCTCACGAACAAAGGCCTGTTTCAAAGACAAACTCACACCTTCTTCAAGGGAGTTATATAGCACTCTTTCAAAGTTGGTGAGATACTTGCATAACTTAATGGCAAAAGATGTCTTACCGTTTTTTGGATGTCCGTAGATGATCCAGGTACCTGCTTTCTCGGGGCGGCCAAAACACTCCTTCCACTCTCCCTTGAAGTCCATGTCGTTATGTTGTTTGTCAAACAGGTCAGTCATTCTTAGTGATCTCTTTTGGGCGCTCATTGAAAGCGTTTAAGTGTTTAATAATGTATCAATTAGTTTGTCTGAGTGCATGAATGGCGCGGCGTACACGGCGCAGGTCATATTCCGATTCCTCCACCACCTTGCGTATGCGATCGCGTTCTGCTATACCATTGGCCATACAGATGGCTGAAATGTCCGTAGATCCCGGACCCTTGAGGTTGATAAACCGGCGGGCAATACGTGAGTAGATCTCTTTGTATCCCTTCTTGTTGAGCTTCAACCCCCGCTTGATCCGTTTCTCCAGGTGATCCGTGGCACACATCACAATCCCGCAGCGGTCCTCCAGGTGGTTGTATAGGGTGATGAAGAAGTACAGCACGTGGTCGTTGAGCTTGTCGGCTTCGTCCATGATGATCACCGGGTTCTGGGTTACCTTTAGCGACCGTACCACCTCGTACATCATCTCTGCCACCGTGTACCCGGAGTAATCCCTGCCCATGGATGAGAGCAGCTCCTGAAGGAACATCTTGCGGTTCCAGTACTCGGCACACTGAAGAAGGTAAATCCTTTTATGCTTTTCGGCATACTGGCGCATGGCCACCGACTTGCCAGATCCGGCATCGCCGGTGACGGCAAAGACATTGGCGTTGATACGGGCATCATCCAGCAGGCTCGTCATCATCTTCATATCCCGGGTCTCCACCAACTGCCATTCCGACTCAAGGTAGCCGACCTGGGATGCGATATTCCGCCACATCTCATCCGAGATCTGTTCCCAGTTGGAATTGAGGATTTGCGAGATGGTGCCGCCGCTCACGCTCCTGAGCGATCGGGATGCCTTGTTCTGGCTTTCGTAACGGTCGCTGTAGGTGCGCAAGCGGTCAGCGATCTGCTGTTTTTGACTGTCTGTGATCATAATTTTCGGGTTTTAGGTTATTACATCAATGCGTAGATATCGTATTCATCATCGTCTTCCTGCTTCGTCCCTGCTTCAACCAGCACCGGTACCACGTTGCTGATCTCCTTCTCAATACCGGCAACATCCACATGCTTCCTTGCCCCACTCTTCGACTTGGTTCCGGGTAGTGCCACCGATACCAGTCCGTTCTGCTCGGGAAGCCGCCCTTCGCGCTCCAGCCAGGCGTCCATCGTATCGTCGACCGTCTGCTGCACAACCTTGAAATCCCTCCGTACATCGGCAAGGAACTCATGGTCGAAAGGATCCTGTTCCTGTTTGCCGCGGTGGATCTCCACCTTGGTCTCGGCCATGGTAAGAAAGCGCAGCCCGGAAGCGTCCTTCTCGTAGAGGTAAATCAGGCTCATGTCGTCCGGATCAAAGCGGATCCATACCTTCTTGTCGATTAGTTGGCGAAGCAGCATCTGGTCAGGCCTGCGGTTTTCGTTATAAACCATGAAGGTGTACTTCTCCTTGTTCTCCCTGAAGGTGATCCCGTAAGCGGTAACTGTCACCGGCTCGGGACGAAGCACCCAGAACAGGTCCACCATATCCCACATGTTCACTTTCACTGTTGCAGTATTCTCTGATTCCCTGTACATCTGTATCCTTGGGATCCCCGTTTTGGGATGGGGTGCGTTATTCCACTGCTGCCTTCTGTCCAGGTAAGCTTTGATCATCTCCTCCCTGGATGGGAGAGCGGATTTGTTGGCGTGCTGAAATGCGGTGTCTGCCCTGCTCTCCTTATCTTTTGCCGTGATATTCTGGCCGGTGAAGAACCAGTCCTGCTTCATGTACTGCTGCTGGAACCGGCCAAATGCGCTTTCAATTGTCTTTGATTTGCCGTTATATGGCTGAGTGCGGATGGCCAGCCGGGCGATCTTCTTGAAAAACTCCCCGGCCTCCAGCTTCTTGTGGCCTCCCTGGTTATCGAACGATACCTGGTAAGGCCTGCAGCCTGCTGTCTGCACGGCCATCTTGTATGCGTGGAACTGATCCCTGAAGTCTTCCGTCTCGCTTATATGGTACCCAAGGAACACCTCAGAGTAGGCATCCATCACCTCGTAGACCTTCATTGTTCTTTCCTTGGGTTTACCTTCCTTGTCCTCTCCCAGATAAAAGTAGTTGAGCTTCGTTCCGTCAGAGTACCACAGGCTGTCGCGCATGGTGGGCATGCGGGTGGAATGCTGATAGGCGAACTTCTCTTTTGCTGGCAACTCACCGTAGCGCTTGGCCCACCATAGGTGCTTGATATCGTCCTGATACAGATAGTTGTGTATGGTCTGAACACTCTTCAGCCGTGACCACCCGTTCATATCAGCCTGTTGGTTGTAAAGTTGGAAAAGGTGAGCTTCGGATGTGGCCCTTTCTGTCTTACTGCACCAGCGTGTGAACAGCCATATCTGGGCTTCATTGCTCAGTTTCTCGGTGTTCTTGTTACAAAAGCCCCGATGAATGATACTTTCGTATCCCTCCTTTTGAAACTGCCTGCATTTGTCTTTCAGACGTGTAGCTGTCGTTGGAAGAGAATGTTGGTACAGTTGTTTGTCCAGATCGTTGACCGCCCTGGATGCACCTTCCCATATTCCCTTGAAGCTGCCTGATTGGTTGCTTCGGTGTCCTTTAATGGTCCGGATCATCGAGAGCACTGTTGTCATCACCTCGGCGTTGGTGCAGTATTCTCTGATGGTGGCCTCGGGGAGGGTGCTGCCGTTGGCAAGACGGTAAGTGCTGAAGAACTCTTCAGCCTTGGCATCATGAATTATAGCCTCGGCTACCTTATTACGGTGTACTACATCATAAGGATCTCCAAGTGCAGAGACCACCATCTCCTTATACCTGGTCGGCATGGAGCGGTACTCTATCAGTGCCGGGGTGCTGTTGCAGGCGCGGCGGAGGACTTTGAGTTTGTTGCGTTTCTTTAATGCATCATATGTCCCCTTGGGAATCCCGACCTTCTCAATAAGTTCGGTTCCTGTGATACACATGGTATTATTGAAATATTCCATCGTCGTTTCTTTGTTTTTGGGTCCCGGAGGCCGGTCCGACCGGCAGCATCACGCCTTCTCCCCGGGATTTGCTTACATTTGAGTCGTCAAACCTTTAATTATAAGCGTATGTCAAACATTGATGAATCATTAAAAAAGGAAGTTCTGTATTGCCTATGCAATATGTGCCTGCCAGAACAAAATACCAGAGTTGATCTGCAGGAATTACTTGACCGGACTGGCGTTGATTGGATAACATTGGATGCTGCACTGAAAGTCCTGGATGCTGAGGGGTATATTTCAGATCTGAATTCAAGGCAGACTTTTCTGAGTCTTATCGTCAACCTGGAGACATTTCGGAAATTCGGATATTAGACTGACTCTTACTATCGGGTCAGCCGGAGTGCTTAAATTGGCGATGTGCTCCACAAAGTCGTCAATGATGTTGCGGCCTGCAGGCTTTGCGTGAAGGTATTGTGCCCTGTACTGATCGACAGCGATAAGGCCATCACATTCAATGACCACACGCCGTCCTTTCATTATCGAGGACTTTGCGTCGGAGTACCAGTACTCCTTGATGGTAATGGTTGACGCCAGGGTTTCTGTTGTTTTGTTGTCTGTGTTCATATTTGCTCCTCCTTGAAAAATTTGTTGGGACTTCTTTTGATTAACTCGTTGATCTCATCATTGGCCTGTTCCTGCGAACTGTACCAGGAGCGCTTGCTCATTCGTTTCCAGCCTGCATTGATAGTGTAGTAAACTATTACCCAGTAACCGGCCTTTGTGAACTGGGCACGCAGCACGAACTTGCCGTCCTCGGCCAGCGCCAGCATACGCCGTTTGTCGTCCTTATAATGTGAATTCTTACTCATGATTTGTGGTATTTGCGTCCTGCAGCGGATCAGGGTCACGGTGAGGACAAGTGATGTTTGTAATAGAATGAGGGAAGCCGGTCAGATAGGGATTCGCCATCTGCCATATTTCGAAGTGTCCGGCCATCTCCTGGATGGTATCTATGAAGCGCTGCGGGGATCCCTCACCGGCACACTCGCTGGCGTAGTGCTTCAGAGTTGCCACCGAGCAGATGTCGTTGGCCCGTAGTGTGAAACTGGGAATGTCATCGGAGATCAGCAGCCTGCGGCTGAAGCTATCCAGTCCCTCCGCCTCGCAGCGGGGACAGATCGGGTCCCCGTCCTTCAGGGTCTCCCCTTCATGGACAATGAGATCCCTGGTCTGCGGAAACGTCTCAATCGACTCGGCATATCCGCACCTTTTACATTGGAGTACTACGCTGTCAATCATCACTCCTCCCGTATTTGCCACTGATCGCCTGGTGTACGGCTTTACGTCCGAATATCCTGATGCTGTCTGCCAGGTCAGCTCCTACGTCAATGGTCGTACATTCAAATTGCTCAATGATGTCAATCAGGGCGTCAAGAAGGTCCGGGGCAGCAGCGATAAGCCGCATGTTAGCCTCGTTCTCGTCATCGTTTCCCCAGTTGCATTCGCAGATCTTGTCAGCGAAATGCCTGTTCTTACATTCTTTTGTGGTCACATGGTCGTTGCGTTCGACCCAGGGACCCGGGGTGTGTTTTGTCTCCATATTAATTGTGTTGGTTGGTGATTTCTGAAAGGACCTGTTCCTTTAAAGCCTTGCGCTCCTGGAACAGTGATATCACGGCCTTCAATAACTTATCCTGCATTCTCCTGCGTCCTGCAAGGATCTCGTACATGTAGGCTCTCGAATAGCCCGTCTTCTTTGCCAGTTTGCCTGCGTCCCCCCGTGCCAGGGCTTTCCTGACCTCGAGGTTTTCAGGAAATTTTACCTCCTCCTGTACATTTCTTAGATTCATGATGTAATTTTGATGGTTGTTGTTTGGCAAATATAATACAGAATATTCTGTACTTACAAGAAATTATGAAAAAAAATTCAGAAATATCTGAAAGGATAAAGCAACTCATTGAGAGTCTTGGTATTAATGCGAATTTGTTTGCAAAAAAATTGGGATATACGCGGAGCCAAGCGATCTACGATATCTTAAATGGTAAAGCAGCACCAAGTAATGACTTCTATACCAAGTTACTTAATTCAGAATATTCTGAATCAGTTGATCTATCTTGGTTGATATCCGGGAAGAAGAGTGTATTGAAATACCACGTACCTCATTCTTTGGTAAATAGCGAAGAGGTATCAAGTTTTGGGAAAGGAATCCCCTACTATGAAACATTGCCTGCCTCAGCAGGTGACCTTCCGGTCTTTCTGCAGAACGCCAAGCCTACTTCTTATTTTCATATACCCAACCTTGTGGATTGCGATGCAATTCTGCCTGTGATCGGTTTTTCAATGAGAGGGGTGGTTGAACCAGGAGACATGATCGCCGTTAAGGAAATTAAAACAAGAAGTGAATTTGATTCTGAGAAACTGCACCTCATTGTAACCGATGAATATCGGATGATCAAGTACCTCCATCCAGACAAAGAGAACCAGGAGTTAATATGGGCGGTAAGCACCAATATGGCAAGCATAAAACTTTCCGCTGATTCCATATTAAAGATCTACGCCATTCAATGTATTGTCAGGTTTTGCTAACACTGCCTCTTTTCTCAAAAAAAACGATTCGCACAAAAACACACACACATTTTTCTGCCCCACAATCCTTAAAATAATCTCTATTAATTTGATTATCAATGTTCTCGTGTTTTATTTAGAATAGATTTAGTGTGTTCTTTATGTGTATTATGGGGGTCAACTCGAGCCAAAAAAGGCCTTTTCGGTGCAAAAATGCGTATTATGGGGGTCAACTCAGGGGGGGTAATGTACGTGTTTTGCAAGCCCATCTGCAAGCCCAACTGCAAGCCCATTTAGTTTTTTACGGTTTTTGAGAGGCAAACGCTGCTTTTCGCCAGGCCGGGCAATCCGGCAGGCCTGTTTTAGCATGTATCCCTTGGTACACGTGTTTAAGCAAATATTGTAAAGGGGAGTGGTTCTGGTTTCAATAAACCGTAAATTTGGCGCTTAAACAGCCCTTAAATCGCCTTCGTGCATGGGTCAAATACCAGCGCTATGTACAATTCGTTTTGGAGGGGCGCCAGTGCCACATCACACTCAACTCCGCAACTGCGTAAGAAAACCCGGCAATTTTTATTCTTACTCTTTTAATACATTTTGTTTTGGGGCCCTTAATTGGTGATAACGGACATCTTTGTGGCAGTTTTTGATTTTGTCGACCAGTTGGAACCAGTTTTATCTTCCACAAATTATCATTCCGGCAGCCTGGTTTCCACAATACAGTATCCCACTAATTTTCTCCCATTCAGTCCGACAACTGCCAACGCCACGGTGGTTGAGATCGTATCATCCGTCCGTATTGGAAATCCGCAGCCTTCTTCTGTGGTTTCCTTTCCCTCAAACTGGTCACTGCATGCAGAGCAAACCAACACTATTAGCCATGGCGTGCGAAATATGATCCTGAACCGGGAGTTTCAGGTCGTTCCCGACAGGGTTCCGCTTATCATGAGCGATCCTTCCTTGCCTTCAAGGACACTTGCAGTGTTGAACCCCATGCCTGCACGCAGCTTTTTCAGGTCGAGACAGTCCGGAACCTGGTCGTCCCCTGCATCCTGGGAAGAATCGGTTGACGGCCTGAGCTGGACTATTGCCACCCACAGCCCGACCAGGGCAGATAAAAGCATCCTGATCCGTTCTGGACATACCATTACGGTCACAACCAGTGCTGAAGCAGATGAGATTACGGTCGAAAGCGAAGGAGTGCTTAGTACAAACATTTACACCCTCCTTAAAATACCGGATGGCCCGGGTACTGACATCAATGTATACGGGACCTTTTCTTCCTGGGGAAATCTGGAACTGACCGGATCGGCAGTGTTTCAGGCCAACAGTGTTTATCAGCACAATCAGGACGGAGGCGTGATCCCTCAGGTCACCTGGGATCCCGCTTCCCTTTGCAGGATTACGGGGATTAATTATACCATGCCATCAGGTCTGAACCAGGTATTCGGTCACCTGAATTTTTCCAGCGATCCGAACACCATATTAACCATGAACATACCGCTGCATTGCATGGGAAATCTGACATTTGAGAACACAGGCTATTCCATGGAAGTAAACCCGACCCAGCCAGGTCAGTTCCTGGTTGAGGGGGACCTGATATTCAGTCAGGGAACAATATATTTCGGAGGTTATAATCCGCCGGATATTACTGTAAAAGGAGATCTGAAAATTTGCGGCGGTATACTTCGTGTCAGTCATACAGGTACCTTGAATGTTATTGTTGAACGTGATTTTCTTTTTACCCAGGGATCGGTATACATCACCGATGTTCAGAACAAGGTATTAAATTTGATGGTCAGATATCATTTTACACATGCCGGTGGTATCCTGCAACATTACCAAAATACACTCGGACCTCACGGCAGTGTCAATGTCATTTTCTATGGTTCGGGCTACCATGTTTACACGGGGGGAGGAAACGTCCAGGGCCCGGTAAATTACACGGTGCATGAAAACTCCTCGCTGACCATGGCGGACCCCGGGACCTGCCTTACAGGCAGTGGTAATTTTACATTGAATGCAAATGCGGGTCTGTGGATCACCTCTCCGGACGGGATTAGCCTGAGCGGATCCACCGGCAATATTCAGGTGACCGGCAGCAGAAACTACAGCAGCGGAGGAAGATATTCGTATATAGGAAACTGTCCGCAGATTACCGGAGATGGTCTGCCTCTGAGTGTGAATGCCCTGATCATTGATCAAACGCTTGATGGTGCCGGAGTGACACTGAGCAACAACGTCGACGTGAATGAAGTGTTTTACCTCGGCAGGGGAATACTGACAACCGGATCGTATACGGTTCATACCCTTCAGAATGCAGTCCTGCTGTTAGGAGGAACGGGCAGTTTTGTGAACGGGCGGATGGCGCGTTCTTTCTCCGCGACGGGTACAAAAGTATTCCATGTGGGAAAAAACGGCTATTACCGGCCGGTGACATTCCGATACCATGCCCTGAGCGGTATCAGCAAAGTGACCGTTGAACAGATGGAGACCGGCATGACAGGGACTTTTCCCCCGAATACCCTCCTTCTTTCCCAGGGGCGTTATTGGAGTATTACCCAGACCGGAGGGAGTAATCTTCAGTATTATGTCACACTCGATGGTACCGGATATGTTCCGGATGCTCCTGTGCTGATCTTTAAAAAAAGTGGTGGTGTGATCACCGCACACCCCACTGCAGGAACGCCTTACACCAATGCGGCTGCATTCACTTCGATGAGCGACTTTGCCCTGGGCCAGGAGTTCTCCGGACCTGTTTCATCCGGTTTGTCAACGTCGGTCAGTCCGGATAGCAAGACCATCTGCAGAGGCGCGCAGAACCTGCTTCTGACGGCGCTTGTGTCCCCTGCTCCAGCCGGTGGAACGGTACAGTTTTTTATCGGTGGAAGTGCTGCAGGTTCGCCTGTAGCTGTGAATCCTGCCGATGGCAGTGCTTCCTGCCTGTGGGATCCCGCTGCGCTTCCGGCCGGCAACCATGAGATCCGGGCCGATTTTTCAGGTTACTTTCCCTTCGATCCCTGTTCGAGCGATCCCGGCCAGAATGCCCTGCTTCAGGTGCTTGCCGCTCCTGATCCCCCTGCCGGATTCAGCATCTCAGCCACGGATTGCGATGGTTCCACCCATACCGGTTCTGCCCAGGCAGGTCCGGGTGAAAGTATCCTGTGGTATGATGCCCCAAGCGGCGGAAACCTCACTGTGGCTCCTTCACGAAATACGCCCGGCACTTCATCCGTTTGGGCCGCCGCGGTTAATGATGCTACCCTCTGTGAATGTCAGCTCAGGACAGAGGTCTCAGTCACCCTGGCTGAAGATGTCGAGCCACCTGAAATCAACTGTCAGTCCATGATCGTTTCTCTTGATGAGAACGGTTTGGCTGCCGTGTTGCCCGGACAGGTTTACCAGAGCGGTACTGACAACTGTGGAACAGTGAACTTGATTTCGCTGAGCCCTGACAGTTTTACCTGCAATGATATTGGGAACAACCCGGTAATCTTAACGGTCTCCGATGCACATGCGAATACCGCAAGTTGTCAGGCGGTAGTGACTGTGATCGACGACACCCCGCCTGTGATCACCTGTCCGGAGCCTTTGTCCCTGAACAATGATCCTGGCCGCTGTTATGCCGTCGTTCAGGATTTTGGAATTCCGCAAACCTATGATAATTGCGGGGTGCAAACTGTCCTGAATGATGCACCGGATCACGGGCAGTGGGCAGTGGGCAGCCATACACTTACCTGGACGGTGTTCGATGTGAACGGTCTTTCGGCGCAGTGCTCCCAGCAGGTGAGCGTTACGGATACGGAGGCACCTGTTGTGCTTTGTCCTGCAAATATCGTTCAGTCGTGTGAACCAGGCGCATGCGGCAGCATCGTCAGCTGGCCGGAAAGTATCCTGGAGGAGCAGGCTGTGAATATAGACGGAAGCACTGAAGATATTTTGCCGGCTAATGTGGCACAATCCTTCATTGCTTCAAACGGTGGCAGATTATCGCGTATCGTGCTGAAAAAGGAAAACGTCACCAACGGGGTCAGCGGCTTGCTGCATATGCGCATGAGCGGAAACTTCTGGGATGATCCTGTGATTATATGCAATTTTCCCGTCCCGGATGCCGCCGGTGAATTTGATATCATTGTCCCGCTGAGTGTGGCCCCCGACCTGGTTCAGGGGCAGCCATACATCCTTGGCTTTTCCGCGCCGGAGGCTGAGCTCGGGATTACCTCCGATACCTATCCCGACGGAAGCCTGATCGTTGCCTTCTTCACCATACCCCTTCATGACCTGATCATGGAGGTGTATGTGGAAAGTCAGCATCCCGGCGGATGGGATAATTGCGGGATCGAAAGCTGCGTCCCGGATATCCCTTCCGGAAGTTTCTTCAACCCTGGTGCTACAACTGTGACATATACGGCTACGGATATTCACGGCCACACTGCAGCATGCAGCTTCACCGTGACAGTGAACGACGGGGAGCCTCCGGTTGTTACCTGCAAAAACATAGAGGCTGATCTTGATGAAAACGGCTCTGCCACCATCATGCCGGCAGATGTTTACCTGAACGCTTCGGATAATTGCCAGACCATCAACCTGATTTCAGTGAGCCCTGACCATTTCGGTTGCAGCGATGTCGGCGAAAACCCGGTCACGCTGATTGTGGATGACGGGCACGGGAACCAGGCTTCATGTACGGCCACGGTAACGGTGTTGGATGACCGGCCACCCGACATCACCTGTCCGCCGCCGGTCAGCGTCAATGCCGATCCGCAGCTGTGCTATGCCACGGTCACCAGCCTGGGCAATCCCCAATTCGGCGACAACTGCGAGGTACAGGGTATCAGCAACGACGCCCCGGTCAACAATCACTACCCGGTCGGCAATACCATTGTCACCTGGACGGTGCTTGATGTGAACGGCAATACGGCCACCTGTAGCCAGGTGGTCAGCGTCACCGACAATCAGCCGCCTTCCATCACCTGTCCGCCGCCGGTCAGTGTGAATGCCGATCCGCAGCAATGCTACGCCACAATTACCAGTCTGGGTTCTCCCCAGACCGGCGACAACTGCGGCGTGCAGAATATTTCCAACGACGCCCCGGCCAATAATCAATACCCGGTCGGCAATACCATCGTCATCTGGACCGTGCTTGATGCGAACGGCAATACGGCCACCTGCACCCAGGCGGTCACAGTCACCGACAACCAGCCGCCATCCATCACCTGTCCGCCACCGGTCAGCGTCAATGCCGATCCGCAACAATGCCACGCCACAGTCACCAGCCTGGGTAATCCCCAGGCAATAGACAACTGCGGAACACAGGCTCCCACGAACAATGCACCCTCCAACAGCCTATACCCTGTCGGTACCACCACGGTGATCTGGACGGTCTATGACGTAAACGGGAATTCTTCCACCTGTACCCAGCCGGTCAGCGTCACCGACAACCAGCCACCTTCCATTAGCTGTCCGGCGCCCATAAATGTGAACAATGATCCGGGTCTTTGCTATGCTGTCATTCAGGATGTTGGAAGTCCGCAAACAGGCGATAATTGCGGGGTGCAGACTGTCCTGAATGATGCACCGGATCACGGGCAGTGGGCAGTGGGCAGTCATACACTTACCTGGACGGTGTACGATGTGAACGGTCTCTCAGCACAGTGCTCCCAGCAGGTGAACGTTACGGATACGGAGGCGCCTGTTGTGCTCTGTCCGGCTGATATCATTCAGCCCTGTGACCCCGGCACATGCGGCAGCATCGTCAGCTGGCCGGAAAGTATCCTGGAAGAGCAGGCTGTGAATATAGACGGCAGCACTGAAGATATTTTGCCGGCTTATCTGGCACAATCCTTCATTGCCTCAAGCGGTGGCAGATTGTCGCGTATCGTGCTGAAAAAGGAAAACGTCACCAACGGGGTCAGCGGCCTGCTGCATATGCGCATGAGCGGAAACTTCTGGGATGATCCTGTGATATTAGGCACATTCCCTGTCCCGGATGCCGCCGGTGAATTTGATATCATTGTCCCGCTGAGTGTGGCCCCCGACCTGGTCGAGGGGCAGCCATACATCCTTGGCTTTTCCGCGCCGGAGGCTGAGCTCGCGATTACCTCCGATACCTATCCCGACGGAAGCCTGATCGTTGCCTTCTTTACCATACCCCTTCATGACCTGATCATGGAGGTGTATGTGGAAACTCAGCATCCCGGCGGATGGGATAATTGCGGGATCGAAGGCTGCCTACCGGATATCCCTTCCGGAAGTTTCTTCAACCCTGGTGCTACAACTGTGACATATACGGCTACGGATATTCAGGGCCACACTGCAGCATGCAGCTTCACCGTGACAGTCGTAGATATTACGCCTTCCTCGCCGACCTGTAAGAACAAGACGGTGTATCTGGATGCCAACGGCAACGCCTCAGTGGTCCCTGCCGATGTGTACCTGAGCGGTACCGATAACTGCGGTACGGTGAACCTGGTATCTGTAAGCCCCAACAGCTTTACCTGCAACAATCTCGGCAATAATCCTGTGGTGCTGACAGTCAACGACGGGAATGGCAATACGGCCAGCTGCTCAGCCACGGTCAATGTTGTTGATCAGATTCATCCGACAATCACCTGCCCGCAAGGCATCCATGTCAATGCCGATCCGCAGCAGTGTTATGCCACGGTTAGCAATCTGGGTTCACCCCAGACGGATGACAACTGCAGTGTGGCGAACCTTGTCAACAATGCCCCGGGCAACAACCAGTACCCGGTGGGAACGACCACGGTTATTTGGACAGTCTACGACCAAAGCGGCAATACTACTACATGCACCCAAAGCGTCACCGTCACCGACAACCAGCCACCTTCGATCCAGTGCCCGCAAGCTTTTTATGCCTTTGCTGACAACTTCAAGTGTTATGCCACCATCCTCAACCTGGGCACTCCGCAAACCAATGATAATTGCGGGGTACAGGGTGTCAGCAATAATGCACCGGGCAATGGTCAGTATGCAGTTGGTAATCATGTGGTTACCTGGACAGTGACCGATCATAACGGCAATACGGCGACCTGTACCCAGGACGTGATCGTTACGGATAACCAGCCGCCGACCATTATATGTCCGCCGCATATCAACACC